GATTTTTATAAATTAACAAAACAAACAAACAATGAAAAAACACACTAAAATATATTACGAAGCGTTAGGCTATGACCAAAGTGACTTTATCGCTTCTGAGTTATCTGGAAAGCCCGCAAACGACATACATCACATAGACTGTAAAGGTATGGGGGGAAACCCTAAAGGAGATAAAGACAGAATAGAAAACTTGCAAGCAGTTACAAGAGAGGAACACTTAAAGTATGGAGATAAAAAGAAATATCTAAAATTCTTATACTCTAAACACTTCCAATTCTTAGAATCTAACGGGGTAAAATTTGATAGTAAATACTTAATCGATAAAATAAATAGTTATGATTAAAATAGACATTAAACCATTATCCGTAAATAAGTGTTGGCAAGGTAGAAGATTTAAAACACCAGACTATAAAAGCTATGAGCGTGATCTTATACTTATGCTGCCAAACACACAAATACCTCATGGTAAATTATACATAGAGGTAACCTTTGGATTCAGCAATAAAGCAAGTGACATAGACAACCCTTTAAAACCTTTTTTAGATATTCTGCAAAAGAAATATAAGTTTAACGATAAAGATATTTACGAGTTATTGGTACACAAAGAAATAGTAAAGAAAGGAGAGGAGTTTGTTCGCTTTGCTATTGAATCAGTCATTTATTAATAATATAGTATATTTGTGTATCTTTTCATAATTTTGCCTTAGTAGGTTTAAGGGGTTTTTCCTGCTAAGGCTTTTTAACCCTATAACTTACACAATATGGCAGGAGGTAAACCAGGAAACACAAATGCAGAGTACCTTACAGAAGATGTTGCTCTACAAATATTAGAGAAAGCGCATAGCGTAATAAACGACAAATGTTACTTCTTATCTGATGTAGCTGACAAGTGCGATACCTATAGAGAACAGTTCAATTACATAGCTAAAAAGTTCAAGAATAATCATATCGTATTTAACACAATAAAAAGACTTACCAATAAATGCGAGTCTATTGTGGTTAGAAAAACGGCAGAGGGTGACATAAATGTCGCTTTAGGTATGTTCATATTGAAGTCTTATCATAGTTTGATTGAGACATCTAAAATGCAATTAGAGGGTGGTGACGAAGACAAGCCTGTACATACTGTTATAAGTTTAGGAAGTGGAACGAAGCCCGACAAATGAAACTATTACCAAAACAAGAAAATGCAGTATATTACTTAAAAGACGATGAGACTAAAGAAGTTCTTTATGGTGGTGCTGCAGGTGGAGGCAAATCTGCGTTCGGTGTAATTTGGTTAATCGAGCAATGTCAAAAATACCCTGGCAGTCGTTGGCTTATGGGTAGGGCTAAACTAAAAGCATTAAAAGAAACTACACTAAATACTTTTTTTGAATTAACATCTAAACCAACCGAGGAAAGCGAAAGATTAGGGCTTATAAGATTAGGAATATCTGACCAATACAATTACAACGCTCAGAACAATATAATATATTGGAAAAACGGGAGCGAGATACTTTTAAAAGATTTATTCCTATACCCATCCGACCCTAATTTTGATGCTCTCGGTTCTTTAGAAATATGTGGGGCATTTATAGACGAGTGTAATCAAATAGTAAACAAAGCATGGCAAATAGTTTTATCACGTTGTAGGTATAAGTTAAATGAGTTTAATATAAAGCCTAAGATGTTTGGAAGTTGTAACCCTGCAAAGAATTGGGTTTATAAACAGTTTTACAAGCCTCATAGAGACGGCACACTATCAAGTAAAAAGAAATTTATACAATCACTACCAACAGACAACCCACATCTCCCACAGTCTTATTTAGAGTCTCTTTTGTCATTAGATAAGAACAGCATGGAGAGGTTATACTACGGCAATTGGGAGTATGATGATGATCCAAGCGCATTAATAGACATAGATTCTATAAATGACTATTTTACACCTAATCACATAAAGAGAGAGGGAGAAATGTATTTAACTATGGATATTGCTCGGAAAGGTAAAGATAAAACAGTTTTTAGAGTTTGGCATGGGTGGCTATGTGTACATCGTGAGTATATTGGAAAATCTGGACTTGTTGAGGTTGTAGATAGGGCTAAGAAATTACAAAGTAGATTCGGCATCCCTTTATCGAACACTATAGCTGATGAGGATGGTGTCGGTGGTGGTGTTGTCGATTTTCTGCAATGTAAAGGGTTTGTAAATAATTCACGTGCTTTAAACGATGAGAATTTTAACAATCTAAAATCTCAATGTGGTTACAAGATGGCTAAAAAAATAGTATCTAAAGAGGTTGGTGAATTGGTAACAGATAAAAGCGTTGTAGATATTACATCGGAAGAGATGGAGCAGGTAAAACAGAAAGACATAGACAAAGATGGAAAAGTTGCTTTAGTGTCTAAAGATGTTGTAAAGATGAATATTGGAAGATCGCCCGATGAATGGGATTCGATTATGATGCGTTACTGGTTCGAGTTAGCACCTAAATTCTTTACATTTTAACTAAAAATAAAAATTGTATTTTTACAAATAAATCATTATATTATGCAAATTAAATTATTCGGCAGGGTGTTTGGACGAAATACCGAGGAACAACCTATAAATAAATTTAATCAAGCCTTTCTTAGGCACATAGGCACAGACTACACAAAATACGACTCTAACGGGCTTACATACATAAACAAAGGGTATAATATAAACCCTACAGTTTACGCAGTAATAAACCAACAATCCAAAAAGTCTGCATCTGTTCCTTTTTACATTAAAAAAGTAAAAGATAGTCAATCTGCAAGAAAACTAAAGCAATTTAAGACAGTAACCAACTACTCAGCAACATCTCAGCAAAAAATAAAAGAGGCTTTACTACACTCTAAAGCATACGAGAAAGGTGATTTTCCTTTTCCTATGGATAAGCCAAACGAGAACCAAGAATGGCACGAAATAATTGCATTGTATAAAACGATGATGAAAACGAGCGGCAATTTCTTTTTGTACATGTTCAAAAGGTCTACAGGTGAACCTATGCAAGTTTTTGTACTGCCAAGTCAATTTACTCAAATAGTCTTAAAGCAAAACACTAACTTTTTAGGTGCTGAAAACCCTATTGATCATTATATGATGACACAAGGCGATACTTATGTAGAGTTTGGAGTTGATGAGGTTATACACGTTAAGTATAGCAATCCTAACTACGGACAAGATGGTCAACAGTTGTACGGATTCAGCCCTTTACGAGTTGCATTAAAAAACATACAAAGTACAAATGTAGGTCTAGACTTAAATATCAAAACTTTAAAGTCTGGGGGTGCTTTTGGATTCATTCACGGAAAAGGTAACGTACTGACAAACGAACAGGCGCAAAGTTTAAAAAGTAGATTAGTAGAGATGAACAACGACCCAAGTGATTTAGGCAAAATCGCTGGCTCAAGTGCTGAGATAGGTTTCACTAGATTATCATTATCAAGTGCCGAACTTATGCCTTTTGATTACTTTAGGTTTGACGAGAAGCAGATTTGTAATATTTTAGGATGGTCTGATAAGATGCTAAACAATGACGAGGGTTCTAATTTTGGGGCTTACATGGAGGTAATAAGAAAGAAAGCAATAACAGACGATATTATGCCCGATTTAGACCTATTGGCTGAGGCTATAACAGCTAAATTTTTGCCTTTGTTTAAAGGTTATAAAGGTGCAGAACTTTGCTTTGATGCTTCTGATTTACCAGAAATGCAAGAAGATATTACGGAAATGGTTAAGTGGCTTAATGATGCTTTAGATAGAGGTGTTATTACTCGTAACGAATATAGAAAAGCAATAAACTACATGGAGAACACAGATAGCGAAATGAATGAGCATACTGTGCAGAATCCTGTAACATCTTTAAAAGATTCTTTAGAAAACCCTTTTAATATGCAAGATGCCTAATATAGAGACATACAGAAGCACATACAAACGTTGGTTATTACAATATGAAAAGCAGTCTTATAAAGAACTAAGAAAGACATTTAAAAGATGGAGCGAGGTTATACCTTTCTCTATGATGTCAGAAGATAACTATGAAGTTATGTTGGATTCAGTTATAAACGACGATCCAATGTATAGAACTTTCGAGAAAATATACACAGATATTGGTTTAGTTCATGGCAAAAGGTCGGGCGCACAAATCAATAAAGAATTAAAATATTTTGAGTTTGCTAACTTTGAGAATATCTTTTTAGTAAACTTAAAAAAGTATTTAGAAGATTCTGCTGCTGATTCTATAATAAGTATAGAGGCGACTTATAAGACTGCTATAAAGAAACTGTTTGTTGATGCTATTCGAGATGGTGGTGATATTAGAGCAATAACGAAAAGAATACAAAACATTGTAAAAAAGCCTAATTTCTACAAATGGCAAGCGTTAAGGATAGCGAGAACAGAGAGTAATACGGCTGCTAACTTCTCAGCAACGCAAGCCTATGAGTCTAACGGCTTTGAGATGGATAAGGTTTGGATAAGTGCAAGAGATTCGAGAGTTAGACGAACACCACCAGATAAATATGATCATCAAAATTTAAATGGCAAGAGAGTTGAACCCGATAAACCTTTTACAACTTCAAGAGGTGAAAAACTAATGTTTCCAGGAGATAAAAAAGGTAGCGCAGGAAATGTTGTTAATTGTCGTTGTTCAGTAGGTTATAGACCTCGAAGAGATGCAAATGGTGAGCCGATAAGAAAAGGAACGCCAAGCGATATTATAGATAGAGGAGAATTAAATACAATAAACCCTACAAGAGAGATAAAAACACTAAAAGACCTTGATGATGAGGTTAGAGATTTTTCCGTAAGATATAAAGATTCTTTTGATAAAGGTTTTGTAAAGCTAGAAACTATACAGTCTTGGGAACACAACGGAATTACAGATAATTTTGGAACTATTGGCATAAACAGTAAATCGTTAAGTAAAATGATAAAAGGTCTTAATAAAGTTAAAAAAGGAGTTCCTGCAACCATAGAGGAGGAGGCGGCTCTAAACACATTGTACCACGAGATTCTACACAATAGTCACAAGGGAATACAAACTTACAGGTCTCCTATAAAGACGAAATACATGGAGTTAGCTAATGAGTTTGTGTCAAGAAACGAACTACCTTTGTTTATAAAAAGGATGGGGGGAAACATTACTAATAAATCACTAATAACCGACATACCCTCAACGGGATACAATACGATGGTTAGAAATTATGATCATTTAATAAAATACTCTAAGTCTAATAAATCTAAAGTATTGGAAGATGTTAAGAGTTTTTTAATTA